CACTCTAGCAACAATTAAAATGACATAAAAAAAGTACGAGAATAAGGAGTAATACTTAATGGAAACAAAATTATCAACTGGACGAAAGGTCGTAATCAAAGAAATGACTATAGACCAAATAGATGCTTGTAAAGACATGGTTCAGATTGTTTTTGTTGGAGACGATGCCAAGACTATTAAAAATCTTGCACAAGCTAGGACGGCGTGGATTAGAGCTGGATTAGCCGGTGGAGAATTTAAAGACTGGGACGTTAATGCTAGCAAAACATGTCCGGACAATGTTATAAAACAATTAACAGACACCGAAAAAGAAGAGTTAGCTATGAAAATCCAAGAGGCTCAAGTATTGGGGGAAAGCAAACCCTCGCAATAGGTTTAAATTATTTAATAGAAGGAAATTGCGAGGGATGTAGATTCCCATCTTTTCCATATACTGCTAGAGGCATCATTAAAGAAAATGAGAATTACCCTAATTTAGTCTTTAATAATGAAGATGACGTCTGGGCGTATATATATAAGATAAAAGAAGACCTTGAAAGAGGTAATCCTAGTATCCAATATCCCGGGCTCATAAATGGTATTAAAAATTTACTGGTCCACTTTTGCTGTCCGCATAAATTTATAGATAGCAAAATACAGCAAGATATAACTAGATTTATATACTGCGAAAGGACCGGAATACAACCTTTTTCGGGCAGTTATGGTGACTTGCCTAAGTTATGGATAGAAAAATATTTTCTATTTAAAAGTTTAGAGGCTCATGCGGAGAATGTACGAGTTCAAGAGCAAAAATCTAAAAAGGGGATAAATGGCTAACATAGATATCCATAAGCTACAATTAGTTTTAGAGGCTAAGGGCGTTAAAATGACAACCGCCGAGCTTAAAAAACTCCAAACTACTACAAATAATACCTCTGGTTCGTTTAAAAATATGCTTTTAGTTCTAGGCGGTACTGCTGGCCTAGGAATGGCGTTTAGTTCTGTCACAAGACAAGGTATGGAATTTACTAATGCTATGAGTAAAGTAAAGTCTATAATGAATGACGGAAAAGTATCCTCACAAGCCTTAAAAAGCCAAATGGAAGGACTATCTAAGTCAGCTAGAGAGCTAGGTGCCTCGACCGTATTCACAGCGACACAAGTAGGCGAGCTACAAGTAGAATTTGCTAAACTAGGATTTAGTGCTGAAGAGATTGAAGGTGTACAAAAGTCTACGCTTAGTTTAGCATCAGCGATGCAAGTAGACTTGGGCTATGCATCATCTATAGCTGGTGGTACTTTGAGGATGTTTGGTTTAGAGGTATCGGAGATGGGCCAAGTGGTTGACCTTATGGGTGCAACGTTTAATAAATCCGCTATGGATATGGAGAAATTTTCTAACTCTATAACTTACGTAGGTCCAATAGCAAATCAACTTGGCGTAGACTTGCAAGGTACGAACTCATTACTGGCCGTTTTAGCTAATAATATGATAGATGGTAGTATAGCTGGTACATCGCTTAGACAAATACTTTTAGAGGCTGGAAATTCATCTTCTAAACTAGCTAAGGCGATGGGATTCCCGGTAAAAAGTACGGAAGATTTAGTCAAAGGGTTTAAAATATTAAGAGACCAAGGACTATCAGTAGCAGAGATGGAGGACTTGGTAGGTAAAAGAGCGGTATCTGCATTCTCTATTCTTGTTGAGCAAGCTGATAACGTTGAGATGTTTAACGAAACTCTGGAAGATGTTGGCGGTACGATGGAAAGAATGGCAGAGGACCAGCTAGATAATCTACAAGGAGATTTTACAAAGTTAGGCTCTGCGACCACCGAACTTTCATTAAAGTTTTTTATGGAATTAGCTCCAGCGTTAAGAGAGTCTGTAGAAACGATGACAGAGTTTGTAAATGCTATTGATGAGAAAGATGTAGAGGTATTTATAGAAGCTATAAAAGGTGCAACTATAGCTTTTACTGCATATAAGACCGCAGTAATTTTAGCAAAAATGCAAACTATAAGTTTTAGCAGAGCTTTAGCTAAAACTCCATGGGGAGGCGTAGCGGTGTCTATTGGTTTAGCATCGGGCGCACTAGCTGAATATTTTGGATTATTTGAAGAAAAGCAAGAAGCTGAAGAAGCTCAAAAAGAAAACCTAGAAGAAACTATAAAACTAGAAAAAGAAAGAGTCAATCTAGAAGCTGAAATTCAAAAAACTAGAGAACATCTTACAGAAACTATGGAGTTAGAAAATGCACTTTATATGGAACAAGCGCATGCGGTAGAAAATAATCATTTTATTACAAAAGATTATGCTACTCTAATAGAAAATTTAACCAACGAAATCACATTCTATCAAGAAGAGCTGGCGAGATTAACGGCCGAAGTCGAGGTTAATACGAAGGCTAAAAAAGATAATATGGAGGTTGATAAGGAATTATCTAAAGAAGATAAAAAACGACTAAAAGAAGGTGAACGTTTATTAAATAGATTTAGAGCAAACCAAGGAGAGTATAATGCTGAAGCCTTAATTAAAGAATATCAACACAAACAATCTCTAATGGCTATAGCTGGTGCGACTAATGATGAGCTAATAGCTTTACAAGAAGAGTTTAACATTAGAGTTAAAGAGCTGGACGACGAACGTCTAATGGCTCAACTAAATGGCGCTAGCGAGCTAATTGGTTCTTTAAGTCAGATATATGGCAATTTTGCTCAAGCTCAATCGCAGAGGCATGAAAAAGAAATGCAAGAGCTTAAAGAGTCAGATAAGTTTAAAAATGCATCAAAAGAAGACCAAGAGATGATGATTAAAGACTTAGAAAAAGAACAATACAAGGCCTCATTAAAAGCATATAAAACACAAAAGACTTTAAGTATAGCTGTTATAGCAATAGAAACCGCGGAAAGAGTAGCCCAGTATTTATTGAGTGGAAATCTTGTAGGTGCTGGTTTAGCTACGGCTGTAGGTGCTGGTCAAATAGCAATAGTAGAATCAACACCGCCCCCAACTAGAGCGGAACTTGGTGGATATTTAGAGGGACCATCTCATGCTCAAGGTGGTATTCCAATAGAGGCTGAAGGTGGAGAGTATATTATAAGACGTTCAGCGGTTAATAGATTTGGTGTAGGATTTTTTGACCAATTAAATCAATTTCAAGAAGGCGGGATGGTATCAAATGGCAACGCCGGCAATATGACTCAAAATGTAAATATTAATGTAGCGTTTGAAAATGTGGTAATGACAGATGATTTCATAGAGGATGATGTAGTACCAGCCATAGACGATGCATTTAGGCGCGGTGATATGCCTAATTTAAGAGGATTTATAGCAATCGGAGATGTACTCTCTTGAGAAAAGTTAGCGAGCATACGTTAAGTTTATTGCAATATAAAGACATCGCAATTTCACCATATTTAAGAATAGAATCGTCATCTGGATATATATATCATTTAAGTACAGACAATACAATTATTCCAGACGAAAATATTGAGACAGATATCGTCAACGTTTACGGATTAATAGATGACATGCCAAGAGTACGAGAATCTGTAGATATCGTAGAAAGCAAAAAATTTACAATCACCTCATTAAAGGTAAAAGTACGAGATTCGAGCATAGAGTCGTATAAGTTTGGAGAAATGTTAAGAGAGCATCCAATACAAGGCCAAAAAGCAGAATATAAATTATGGCCATTAAATGCTGATATTAAAGATGCTATAGCAATATACGAAGGACGAATTAGGTCGGTACGAAAAAGTAAGGGATATGTTACAATAGAGGTCGAAAATCGAGTAAATGTAGTAAGTAAGATAGATGTACCGCAAAGATTAATAAATCAAGACGACCAGACATACCAAAAATACAACGGAAAACCAGTACCCATGGCGTATGGCTCAACTTTGGCTTATGCATTAATAACTAACGCGGACGGCAGTGACATGAAATGTCAAGTCGATACAGACGAACAATATCAGAACATTCCTTATCATATAAATGGAGGTATTCCAGATACTGGGTATAGCGAAGTAGCTGAGTTTCATGTTGCTAGTGGAAAAGATAATTTGTCTCATAGAATAGCCCCTTTCGTAGACTCTAACGCTAATATACAAAACAATTTTTGTGCTGTAAATGCTTTGCAGTATGTATATACAAATTATGGGGTATCTTTACAAGGAAGCGCGCTATCACCATGGCACAGCAATACATTATTCGTAAGATATGATGCGTTTCCGGTAAGCGCAAATACATTTTGCCCACAAGGAGAAAACTCTGGTGCTTGGGGAGAAGGCGGATTAAATGAGAATGGTCAAGCTATAAAATATAGGCCAATTTATCTAGATGGTTTAGACTCTTTATACACTCCATCTGGTGGTTATATGTATATGGAGTCCTATGAAGGGCATACTGGAACTGCGGTAGATGACGTAGCTTATGGAGTATATTATGGTGGTGTTTATAATGATTATAGAATTGGACTTAGCGTATCTTTAGAGCAACCAAAGACATCATTAATAAAAGTAGAAGAGGGTGTAACGCAAGGAATGACTGCTAAAGTAAGAGGAACAATGTCAGCTGGATGGTCTCATCCGGGCGAGCCAGACAACTTTACTTTCAATAACGCAGAACAAGGCGGGCAATCAAAGCAAGTAAGAATCAGACTTAGAAATAATGAAAATACTGACGCAGACGACGATATACATCTACCTCAATATTTTAATGATACATTACAATTTTATGCGGGTGCTGAACATCAAGGAACTGGGTGGACCACAAATTACTCGGGTTTTACAAATGCTGAAAAACTATTAGATGCTCCAGCTGGTGGAATATGGATTGATGTAGCGGGAACACCCAACTTAAATCAAGTTAATCGCGCTATGTGGTTGCAAATAGCGTCAATATATATGACCTATGGTTTTTTTATTGATGATGCAATAGGGCAACAATACTACTTAGACACTGGAGGGCGTTTGGATAATATAGATTTAAAATATACCTCTGGAAATGAAACGATGCAGACGTATATTGGCGAATCTGGACAATTATACACACAAATAACACAGCATTTATCTGGTGGTAAAAAAATATTTAAAAGAAGATTAAGCCAAAAAAGTACGAGAAATATAATTACAGAACTGTTGTTTAAAAGACTTGCAAGAAAAAGATACGGCGATATAAAAGTAAAAATAGACGCAAGTATAGATAAGAAAAAACAAATACAATTACTTGCAGACACTAAAGGCAGAGAAAATATAGAATATTTGGCGAGCGTTCCTCATAAAGGTAAAAAGAAAAATGTTTGATTTAGATTTACATTATCCGACTATTGAAAACTCAGACGCTTTTGTGCATAACACTTTGGGTCCAATTCCAAGAATATCTCGACATGGAACAAATATAGACCATAATCCAGCTTTTGGGGCTAAACCTATGAGCGTTATTTTAAATTGGCAATATGACGGAACCTCTGAAAATTTAATAACTGATTTATTTTATGGGAGCTCGGTTGGTATAGGTGTCAATATATCACCATATTCTAATGGCTCTAATTCAAGTGCCGTATTTAATAGAAACCATTCGTCATTTGGCTATTCTAAAGTATTTCAAAATCTTATAAGAGGTCTTCCAGATTATACGCCAAGAGAATTTCTTTGGCATATTGAATTATATGATTTGCATGAAGAGCTAGATATGAGCGAAAGTGAATTTATAGATTTAGGTGTGGTATACCTTCAATTTAAACTCTACATGTCTGGTGACGCAGACGATGTTTATACTGAGTGGTATCCATTCTATACGGGCTCTGCTTTTACTTATAATGAAACTATGAGTATACATGGTCCAAATGAAATATTTATAGAAGAAGGAGCTACTGCCACTATAGATTTAACTTTTGACCCGGGTGCAGTTTGGGGATTACAAGGAACTCAAAAGACCTCAGCTACAGCGTTTAATAATTATATTAGTCAAAATTTTGAATTAAATACGTATCCAGATACTTTTTTAGATTTATATAAACCTAGGGGAGAAAATTATGTCGACGTGAATAGCTTTAACGAGTTCGCCGATTTAGGTGGAGCTGGCGCGTTATTTATAGTAAAGCCAGTAAATGTGTTTGAGAATAATTTTTTATTTGGATTAGAAGAGCAATTTTTAACGGGAGAATATGCAAGCGAAACTCCAGAGTTTGAAAACCGAATGTATAATGCTACTATTAATGGTGTGTGGTATGGTAAATACTTTGAATCAAATCAAGGCTCGCCCGTAACAGATTTGACAATAGAAGAAATAAAAGAAAATATGCAAGTAGCGCAACATGGCGAAATTAATTTAGTAGACCCTCAATATGGTTTAGATTTTGGAGATTTAGAGCCATTCAATAATTATAATCCTACTGATAATTTATTTACGTGGGAAGGAATGCAAGAAATAGCTATTGCGCAGATAGAAGTAGTAGACGAAGAATCTGGTATGGGTTATATAGCCGGGATAAATGCGTTTCAATATTTTGGAGCCAGCGGAGTTTCTGCTGATTCCTTTGTAGTTAGCTGGAATATGTTAAATGTCTACTACGATAGTATCGGGACACCTATATTCGCATCAAATTTTACGGGGATAGATGTGACAGATAATTTCCAATTATTCTCTGAGGTAAGTACATCGACATCATCTACAGAGATTACATTACCGATTATTAATTATAACAATACGTTTCAAGTTCAGTATACGCATACCGGAGCTACTGGAACTACAGACAAGTTTTACGTAATGTTGACATCTATGACTGGGCATGTCGCAATTCACACTATTAACGTTAATATTGGTATATCAGACGCAGAATACGATGATTATTTATTGGTATATGATGATGATTCGTGGCAAGAGTTACCAGATAGAGATTATGACCCTACGGAAGAAGATATTAGTATAGAAAGACCGACCGATATTATATATCATTTATTAGATTGGGAGATGGGTGTTAATTTTGGATTAAACGAGGTTGATATGCAGATAGCCAGAAATGCTCACGTCAATTATGATAATAGTATGTATAAAATGTCTTTTAGTATTAAAGACCAAACTAAAGGGCTACAGCTTATAACTAAAATTGCCAATCAAAGTTATTGCATACCAACCTTACTACAAAACAAGTTATCAATAAAAATATTACAAAAAACATATAATGGGTATGAAGATAATATATTTATGATTGACAACTCAGATATTATAAATTTTAATATTGATAGGGAGCCTAATGATAATATTATAGCAAGAGTAAAAACTTATTACGATTACAATATTATATCAAAAGACTTTAATAAATCTCTTCCAGCAGTAACGGCTGGCCAAGTTCTTTTATCCGCATACGACCCCGGTTATTATAATATGGAGCAAATTTACATAAATGGTGACTTGGAATATGATTACACACCATACAATTTAAATGCCAAATTAGATTTAATTAAAGACGAGTCCTCTGCTCTAGAGTGGACCGTATTTAAATTACTTGATAGATGTCAGCCTCACAATATAATAAAACTCGAGCTACCTTTAAGATTTTGTTATTTAGAAATAGGCGATATCGTACAATTTCCCAACGGGCCATTTAATAACGAAACTATATTCGGAGAAGACTATACAGATTTAGTAATTAGAAATGGTCAATATATTTTACCTTTATTCTATATCCATCAAGTCGCTATAGGAACCACTATAAAAATAGTAGCGAGACAAATACATCATGCTCATATAAATAATTTACAATGGCAAGGACAAGAATATGAGCTACCATATGACGAATCTTTTGGCTGGGCTGGAACCAATCCAGACCCGGGCTCAAACTATAACGATGGGAATTTTCAATATAATCCAGATTTCCAGACGTATGAAAAAGGCGATATAACCATGGATGGTGTTTTAAATATCTTAGATATAGTTAGCATGGTTAGTATAATAGTAGATACAAACGCAACTTGGTCAGACCCAGAAAAAGAATTAGCAGATTTTAATTCCGATGGGGTTGTAAATATACTGGATGTAGTTATGTTAGTATCGGCAGTAATAGAGGGTCAGTAATGATAAAAAGACAAAAATATCCAAACATTAAACCAACACCCGGGCAACTAGAAAGATTGCGTAAAATGGGCGATTTAAGCCAAGTAAGCGCAGAGTATGGAGATGGTCGCTTTATAATTGATTCAAACGGAGTTATGCCAGCGGGGGTTCAAATAGAATACGAAGGAACGCTACGCCTAAAAGATAAGATACAAGGCATGGAGTATTTTGTAGGCAACAAAACAATTATAATGGTTTCTTTAGGAAAAGAAATAAAGTATACGCCAATATTATTTAAATACGATGGGCTTTTTAAGCCAACAAAATTAGCAGTAGTGGATTGGAATTATACGATGTTGACATGTGTTCCATCTGATAAAAGAAACAACTATATCTGGGGGAATTGGGGCGGTTTATCTAATGAAGAAGAGTCGCTATCTAATGAAAGAGCTTTATGGAAAGATGTGGGCTCTAAGTGGTCAGATTATGGAATTAAGAGAGTTTCTTTGAAAGGCCCAAGGAAATCAAAATGATTAAAAATCCTACAATATATCTAGACCCAATATCATATCTATCTAATGGCATATTAGACGCTGAAAGAAAAAATATTTACTACAAAAGATTAAAAACGGATGGAACTATAAATGATAATTATATGTCCGATTCTGGACACTATTATGACCCGCCATTATATGTTAAAAAAGAAACCGAAAACGGAGGGTATTATCCTTTTTACGAGCAAAGTCGCGGACTATCTAGCGTTAATACATCATGGACGCCAGCAACAGATGGCAAATTAACATTTAAATGGGGGCTGTCAATACATACTCCAATAATAACTGCAAGAGAAGAAGATTTATTTCAAGAGAATGAAGGCTCTAACATAAATATAAAAATAGATGGGGTGATTATAAATAATATTCAACAAGAAAAATTACAAGATTTAGGTTTCGGCATTTTTCAAATGGATGTGACCCATAAGGTATATTTCAAGAGTTATAAATCTGATTTTGACACTTTACAAGGCGTAGTCACAAACGAGAACCAAATGTTTGAGGCTGTAGATGAGTCAATATCTGTTAATGCAGAAAAACAAAATGGCTATATAGCAGTAAGAAACGGCTTTTCTAAAATAGCTTTTTCTAATCCAATAACATGGAGCGGAAGAGGCGGTAATTATTTAGAAATAATAATTGAAAGCGAGTCTTATTCAGCGTTTGGTGACCTACTAACGTCAAACGTGTCTGGTGTATTTCCATATAGAGAATATCAATTAGCTCAACCAAATACAAATAGTACTTTTATATCATCTACTGATTACGAGTCTTTATCCTCTAGAAATGGCACTAGCCAGTCATTTATGACTAAAGGAAGAAACCAAAATAGAATACTGGTCCAAGGACAGACATACGGATATGACGATAATTTTAGTACGATTAAAAAAAGAACACCAGTCCACTTTGGGAAAAAAAATTGGGCGTTAACATATAATCAAACTAGGAATAAAAGTCAAAAAAGTACGACATCTGGCGGATGGGATACTACATATGAGGTAGGAAGACATGACTCAAAAAGTTTATTCCCTTGGTCTTTAAATAATAGATGGCAAGGCAATTTAAACGATGAGGTTGACACAGCAGAAGATATACTATCAAATGTTTTTGGAGCTACTATGGGAGGTAAAGGTTTATTTGTTTTTCAACCACACGAGGATAAAGATGATTTTTACGTTTCTAGATTAAACTCCACCTCGTTCGACGCTGTAAAAATAAATGACGATATATCTACTTACACGTTTGCATGCGAGGAGGTTTTTTTATAATGCCATATAGAAATTATGGACTCAATGTAGATGGAACGCCTAGCTTAGATTATGATTATGCTGGCGGAAATAATTTAGGAGTAGAAAATTGTAGGTTCTTTTTTGATTATTTTCAATATAGTAACTTAACATACGGCACCTATTTTGATGTTGGTTATCCAGCACGTTTAGTAGATTCGCCAATTATAGATGGTCAAAGTGTGCCATATTTTGATAGAGCGCTTAGTCATCAATTATTAAATTGGGGGCATGTAAAGTTTTTTGATGGCTCTTTAAATAACGAACTATCTGATTTAGTCCCAACATCGAAAGTGTCACAATTATTCAATTTAGACCCGACAATACAAACCACTATACCGACAGATGTATTTGAAGAAGAATTAATTATGAGCATTCCATCTCAAATTATAGGCTATTCATTTAGGCAAAAAGAGATGGATTATATGATGATGTTAGGCCACAATGCAAAGTCTTGCGAAATAGGATTTAAATTATATGGAGGTGATGTTGGTGGTGACTCTGAACCTTGGAATGGGGTGACGACTATCTCTGATGAATCTGGTCCATTCGATAATAGTTTTGCTCCAATCAACTTAGCCCATGAGCAATCTGGCATGTATCAATATTCGTTAAAAAATGGATGGAGTGGGACATGGATAAATCCAATGTCAACCTATATAGGTAAAGACATTTTGTTATCATTTAGAAAGGGGCATCCACCAGAATATATGCAAACTCAGCAATCGCATTTTGTTATGGGGGCACTAAGTATGGGAGAAACATATTTATTGCCTATAGACCCTAATTTAGACTCTCAAATATCATTTAATATGGATGGTACATATAGACAAAAAAGAACGCTAGGAAATAATGTTGCAAGGGACTCCAATTATAATACTCCGCCGGGTTGGTCAACTTATACAGATGATGGCGTTAATGGAACGGGTAAGATTCAAATAATAAAGCCATGGACTTTAGACCAAGAATATAAACAATTTAGAGGCCGTAGAGTTTGGAATATAAATATCGGAGGCATTCCAGAGGCTACAATGTTCCCAGAACATTTCCAAGTTTTATCTCATATTGCAGACGTAGATACCGACAACTCTTATCCAACAGACATGTACTCTAAATTAATTGCACGACTACCTAATGTACGATTTATGTTTATGCCAAACGCTAAAGACCCTCATAATATTGCTATATGTAAACTAGATAGTTCTATTGAAATTACTCAAGATACTTTAGGGTTTTATAATGTATCATTTACAATTAAAGAAGTCTGGTAGTATTACCTTGGGGGAAATGTTTTTAGCTAGAAAGTACGAGAAAGGAGCTTAAATGGCTACATATAAAGGCAAGTCGGTTAAGCTGAATAAACCGACCAGAATAAGAAAAGGTCAACCGGGATATGGTAGAAAAAAATCACAAGTTTACGTAAAAGCTGGTTCTAGGGTTAAACGCGTGACATTCGGTGACCCAAATATGCGAATAAAAAAATCAAGTCCGGCTAGGAGAAAATCATTTAGAGCTAGACATAACTGCTCAAATCCCGGACCAAAAACTAAGGCCAGATACTGGTCTTGCAAAGCATGGTAATTAATAAAATCAAATATAAGGGGTAAAATATGCCTAAAATGAAAGGTTATAAAAGAAAAGGTGTAAAGTTAAAGAAAGGTAAAAAACGTTCCAAAAAGGGCGGAAATAAGGTTAAATCTAGTAGAGGCTTAACTGGTAGAAGATACGCGAAAAAATGAGGATAAAAAAAAGGCCCCGGGACTGGGGCCTTTAATCAACCTAGGTCGTTGGCTACACTAGGTCTGGGTTAAAAAAGTAATAGGTCTGGGTTAAAGTGGTTGAATCTTTTTCTTATCCACAAAGCGCAAGCTCTCTGGCGGTCATCTCTGCATAACCTTCTAGACAAACCAAGAGTATCTCTCATTTTATCAAAAGTCAAATCAACCTCTCTCTTAGTAGATAATTTCATCTCACTATGAGAGTTAATAGTTTTGAAAGTCTCAGCCATGTTAACAAAGCACTGAGTGAAAACAATCCAGTTTATCATTTTTTCAGCATTAAGAGTAGGAGAGCCATATCGAAACTCAACCGCACCATACTTAAAAAAGTTCATAGTATTCAAACCAGCATATCTGCTATTCTGCCAGAATGTAGCGCTAGAATGATTTTTAAAACCATTTTTAAGGTAGCTAACTTTTTTAGCTCTTTTTTCTAAAGACTTGCCGTTCATAGCTTGGAATACGTTATCGAATCGATGATTAACTGGCTGACACCAAGAACCATTTTTTCTTGATGCTGGTAACATACCATAAATAACATCCTCAAACTTAGACACTAAAGTTATTAAGTTAGTAAGATTGTTTATGCTAGCCTCATTCTCTTCAACACTGCTAGAGCGAACACCATCCCTCCAAGTTCTGATGTCATGGTGAACGTGAAATCCACAACTCTTATTAATTGCACATAAATTATCTTGATTCATAGCAGTTAATATAGCCTCTATTTGAGCAACTCCAGCCTCACCTTTAATTATTGGAGAAACTAACTCAAGGCCTCTATCTAAGTAGCCATTATTTCTTTGAGCTCTATTAGGATAAACAGAAGAGTCAGTAACTATTTTCCAGTAAGATGATGTGTTGTGGTTATAACCTTCAGAAACAACCTCTACTTGGTTGTCCTCTGGAAGAAGAGCGTTAGCTCTAGATTCTATTAAAGTAGCAACTGCGTTCTTGTGCTCTTTAGATACAAACTCTATTTCTATTCCAAACGCTCTCTCATTAAAACTTTTTAACTTGCTTGTGTCTTTTATTCTTCCCATTTTTTTAACCCTTTATTTTATTTGTCTTGCCAACGATTATAATATAGATAATAAATATAATACGATGCAAGCATTATCGTACTTTCTTTTATATTTTTTTTTGCTCACCGAGGAGAATACACAATATACACCACGTACACACCCTAACAAATTAGGCTAAAAGTACGTATTTTTATCTTTTTTTGTTAATTTAAAAAAAATACTTGCATTATATTAATTAGCCATATTATACTACTAGTAAACATAAAGGAGATAATATATGAATAAGCATAAAGTGTTTGTTTATGGTTCACTTAAAAAGGGTTTTGGTAATCATCGTATTATAGAAAACTCTACGTTTATTGGTGAGGCCGTCACAAAAGATAGTGATTTCCAGATGATATCGTTTGGAGGTTTTCCGGGCGTAGTAAGACGTCCAGAGTTTATTAATAGAGTTCATGGTGAGCTATATGAGGTGGACGATAAAGCTCTAAGGCATATGGATATGCTGGAGTCAAATGGGATGTTTTATAATAGAGACGAGTTAGACTTTTTTACTTTATCTCAACCATCTATGGTAATCCATACGGCTTGGGTATATTTGTTAATAGAGCATCACCCAGAGAAATGTTTAGAGAAATCTGCTGACGTTCTTACAGATAGGTTCGATACGTTCCACCATGTGCAAAAGTGGAGGAAGATATAATGTGCGGTCTGGCTGGTGTAATTATAAGTAATAAAAAAAGAACTGACGCGCAGAGGCAAGATATAGCCAGTACGTTTGGACGTATACTTGTTAATGCTCAAAAGCGAGGGCGACATGCTACTGGTTACGTTAAGATAAATAGCGATAATAGTTATGATTTGTTTAAACGTGCAACCTCAGCAGATTCTTTAGTTAAGACATCAATGCATAAAACTATAATGGCGGACGTAGATTCTAATACTACTGCAATTCTGGGCCATACTAGATATGCTACTAAAGGTAGTCCAAAAGTAAACTCTAACAACCATCCTATTAGGGCCGGTAAGATTATAGGTACTCATAATGGTTCTATATGGAATGATGAAGAGTTGGTAAAAAAGTATGACGTAGAAAAGTTTGCAGATGTTGACTCAGAGGTATTGTTCAGATTATTAAACGAGACACCTAATGTTAATGATTTTGCAGATAATGTATTACCGCATTTTATGGGCAAGATTACATCTGTCTGGTATGATGTAAGCAATCCAAAGAAAATATACGTTTTAAAGGGCAACAACCCGCTAGAGATGGTATATTGTTTAGAAAATGATGTGCTATACTATGCTAGTAAATTATCTTATATTTTATCGGAGATAAGAATGCCGTATCATGAATGCATTACAAACGAAAACACACTATATACATTTAACACCGATGAGCTAACTTTAAGCCAGAGAGAGATTGGATTTAATGGCCCATCATACAATGAGAGGAGTTTATCTTTATGGTAGACAATATAGAACAAATTAAAAGCGATAGTGGGAGTAGTTATCTTTTAAAGAACGTTCCTAAAAATATATACAGACATTTTGCTGGTATGGTTAAAATGAAGGGCAAGACTATTAGACAAGTATTAATAGAGTTTATGGAAGATTATAAATAATTTTAGAGCGGTGGAGAGATGTTAGGGTAACCGCATCCCCGGAGGTTCCCATTTCGCATCATGTGCGACCTTTATGTCCTTCGGTTTTGACACCGCTCCATTACTAGGAGATTAAATGGCAGAGACAAAAAAAATAGGTGAGATTATAGAAGAGTCCCAAGCTCAGATAATGCAGTTTGAGCTGGCTGAATCTCCCATACCTACAATAACAAACGATTTATCTAATGGTAGGTGGTATAGCGATACGAATGAAAACTTATCTGAAAGAGTCTATATACCATCTGTAACAACTATATTACAATCTGTAAACAAGGGTCTTGGATATGATATGTGGCTTGGTAATGCTTTATCATATAAACATGCGATGGATTATGCGAACGAGATGGCTGATATTGGTTCTATCGTACATGCTTTATGTATGAGGCTGGTATTGGGTGGCGAGGTTGATACATCGATTAATTTTGTTAATGATGATGAATCGGTAGTAAAATTAGATAATAGGGTTACTAAAAGATTGCATGGATTTATGGATTTTATAAAAGATTATAAGCCTATGTTTGAGGCTACAGAAATATCATTATATTGTCCGATACGAGATAAGTCTGGCGATATAGTATTTAATTGGGCCGGTCAAGCTGATGATGTATTAGTCATAGATGACAAACGTATATTATTAGACATTAAAACCGGCAAGGAATATCCAACTCACTCCCTACAATTAACGGCATATAAAATGCTCTGGGATGTGTTATTTCCAGACCAAAAAATACATGAGCTTTGGGGGTTATATTTACCAGAAAACTATAGGACCAAATCATACAAAATAGTTAAGTATAAATTTGAGCCGGAGATGTGGTTAAATACGTATGAGCTCTGGATATGGTTAAACTCTAAAAAAGGAAAAATGCCTACCCCAGTATTTAGAAAAGAATTTGAAACTAATTTTAAAATAACTAACGACCTATATGAGGAGGATAAAGAAGATGCCAAAACCAACGCCAAAACAAAATGAAATGGACGATGAGCAAAGACTAGAGCTTGGCAAAAGACATGTACTGCTAGAGCTTTTTAAAGTAAGAGCGGTTGCTGAAAATATGAGTATGGGGGCTCAAGCCATAAAAAAAACAAAAGAGTCTGAGAAACTACGAGATATTGCTATTGCAATAAATGCTATATTATCTCAGAATAAAGACCTCATGGATGATTTAATAGAAGCCGGTTTAATAGTAAAAAGAGAAGATATAAAACAAGGAGAAAAAGATGAGCGAAAATAAGTACATACCGCATAAGTTTGTAGTCGGAGAAAAATTTGAGGCAGAACTGACTTTTGATAACCCACTAAGGTCACAAAGCACAAAGTTTCCGGGAAAGGTTAACATCTGGTATGGTGTTAAACAATTAATAAATCATGTTAATGGATTCAATGCAACTGAAAGTCTAGATGCTATGATACAAGGTCTAAGATTAAAAAAAGGCGATAAGATTGTAATAGAAAAGCATCAAGGCGATACGTTTGCATATTTTACGTTAAATGGTAAAACAAAAGATGAAATCATAAGTGGTTCGGCATACAATGAGGGCAACACTAATTCAACAAGCTCTCAACCAGTAATGATTGAGAATATACAACATGATGTATCAATGGATGATAAAAGACGATTAGATACATTATGGGAATGGTACCAAGAGCAAACTAATAAAGGTGAAGACGTTACTACAGACGATTTACCATTTTAAATAACATTACGGCGCAGATTTACTCCCTATACTCACACCCTCTCTGCCGGGGCACACTCAATAGGTTCTGCGCCGTATAAATCATAAAGGAGAAAAAATATGTCAGAAGCGATGTTTGATTTAATTTTTATAATGGAGCATATGATAGTAATAATATTGTATTGTTTTTTAATTGCATGTTCATGTAAATATCTAAGGAGGAAATAATGCCACGTAAAAGAATGGTGGACCCTAAGTTCTGGTCCGATGATAAGATAATAGAGCTAAAGCCTTTATCTAGACTTTGTTTTATTGGCCTCTGGAATTTTTGCGATGATAATGGAGTTCATAAGAATAATTCTAAGGTTATTAAGGCTGAGATATTTCCGGCCGATGATATAAATATATCTAAAATAGATGAGATTGTACGAGAATTAGTAGAATGTGGTTTACTGGAAATATCAGATGATGATATCTTATTGAGGTGTAAAAACTGGAATGTCTACCAAAAAATAAATCGTCCTCAGCCTAGTAATATGCAATTCACTGAACGTTCACTGAACAATCACGAACCAGTCACGGCTAATAGAATAGAAAAGAATATAATAGAAGATAATATAAAAGAAACTAAGGGTCAAACCAATAAGAGTGATGATGATTCTGGATTTGACCAATTCTATAATTTATATCCTAGGAAGGTCCAAAAAGAAAGAGCTAAAAAGTCTTGGAAGAAACTAAACAAGACCGATAAAGTTAATGCGATGGACGGATTAAATGCTTATATTAAGTATTGGAATAATAAGAAGGTAGAGAAGGAATTTGTACCACATCCAGCTACTTGGTTAAATGGTCGTTCGTGGGAGGATGAAATTAATACTGGTGAGATACCTAAGAGAGTTCCTACAGAAAAAGAGCTTAAGAGGCTCGAGGCTTATAAACAAATGGAGCAGAGGTATGATAGCGAAAAGAAGCGAGAGCAAGAAAGCGGAGCTCAATCTTTAGCTAGTATTATAAAAAAGAACCGGAGTAAATATTATGGTTAGCACTAAATATATTTATGACATGATATACCAGATGAAGCAATTAAAAAGAGATTTGCGTATAAAGTGTAATGTTATTTATGAGCTAGAAAAAGAAAACAAAAAACTAAAAGGAGAAATTGATGGACTTCAAAAAAAAAGTAAGTCAAAAAGATAAGGTCTATAGCTGGTTAACTAGTGGTAAGAGTTTAACACCGCTAGAGGCTATGCAGAACGGGATGGGAATGAGACTTGGCGCGATAATACACACCTTGAGACATGAAGAAGGATTAAACATAGTTAACTTAAATAAAACTGGTGGCGATAGATACGCAGAATACAAAATAATTATTCCTCAAAAAGTAGAGGATTTAGATATTGAAGAGCCTAAGCAAGAGGAAGAACAAGAGTCTTTTGATTTAGGAATTAAACCAAGGTATAGGTATCCAGATTAATGAAATGTTGTTTATGTAAAGAAGAGATAAAACCAGATAAAAATGGTTGGAAAGAGGGCCATAACGCTTGGCCTTTAGAAGAAGATGGGCGATGTTGCGAGATATGCAATATAGATGTCTTAGGTGCTAGGCTAATGCTCCATCAATATATAAACGATATAATTATAGTACCAGATGCGGAGGCATAAATGGCTAGTAAAAGTAAAGATAAGGGTAATCGATTTGAGCGTGAATGTGTTAACAAGGCGCAAGAGTACGATATACCAGCACAAAGAGCATGGGGTTCAGATGGTAGGAGTTTAGGATTACATGCAGAGGTAGATATAGTTATTGGTAGTTCAAACTACAAGGATGGTAATTTATTATTTCATGATAAGATGACGTGCCAATGTAAGGTGCGTAAGAGATTACCTAGCTATATATTTCCAAAGACATCTGATGTAGATTGCCACTTAATAAAAGAAGATAGGGGCGACACGTATATAGTTATGAGATATGAAGACTATTTAAGCGATATGAGGCGTTTAAGGTTTGCGGTAAATGATTTAAATGAGTTAGAAGATGAATAGTAAATTATGGCATAGAGTGCAGTATTGGAAGGATAAATATAATAGTACTCCGAATGGTTGGCCGGTAGCTCATTTAATCGGGGCGGAATATCAAAGCGCACAATCAAAGGTATCGAATAGTAAAAGAAATACGTTAGGTAAGGGATTATCTGATGTTTAGTCGAAAAGGAAACGGGGCGTACTAACGTGCGTCCCTAACCGATATGAATATAGCTTACGGCAAGTATCTAGAGTATATAAGAAAGCAACCATGTCTGCTGTGTGGAGAGAGACGTGTGGACGCTGACCACCTAGAGACAATAGGTATGGGAGGAGATAGGCGTAAACGTACGCAGAAAGACTTAACTTGTATACCACTTTGCCGTAAGCATCATCAAGAACGTCACGCTATAGGTAATGAGAAAGTACGACAAAAGTACTATATAGATGTATGGCGTGAGGCGTTTAATCTACTAAGAAGGTATATACAATATGAAATCTAAAACTATATATGGTAAGGCTAAGGCTGGCAAGATAGAGCTATATGATACCTATGAGTATAATAAGTTCGTGGCGCTACTGGATGGAGAGATAGAGATTATCATAAGGCCACTACAATCTAAGAAGACTACAGCACAAGACGCGTACTATCGTGGCGTGGTACTAAAGATACTATCTGACTTTACTGGATATACTAAGGATGAGATGCATAAGGTATGTATGGATGAGGTAGGTATAGAATCTACCAGAGACCTATCAAGAGAAGAGTACTCCGAGTACATATCAGCAGTCAAACGCTTTGGTATATCTAAGCTGGATTGCTATATACCTAATGCACGCACTGAGTAATCACTGAGTGTTCAATGAATGATGTATGAATAGTATATGAATGTTAATGATATCTGTGTAGTTTGCGATAGCAAAGGCGGACCAACTACTACATACACATACACAATACCAACACACCAAGAATAAACCAAAGAGATACGGGAGATTATCGGGCATCGACCCTCCCGGACACCCTCATATAACGTTGACTATAGGCCTAGTAAGTACGAGTATCTACCGACGTGGAGATGTGAGGCGTAAGATATACTATATAGAACCAATCAACAATAAAATAGTCGTACATTTTCAGCGGGCGGGGCATCGCACAAGAATCGACGGGGCAGTGGGGGTATTGCTCGGCGGGCTGGGGGCAGTACATCTGACACAGAAAACGCTTTATAAATGTTTAATCTAGAAAATGGCTCCAATTAATGTTAAGTTATATCGTTTAAATTTGAGGTATAAATGGATAAGATTACAAACTTGACTAGGGGCCAGATGCAAGCAATCGAGTTAATCGCTTTGGACCCATCTGCTACAAATCGCTCAGTAGCTAAACAATTAAAGGTATCAGAAAATACGATATCTAGTTGGCGTAGGAATCCGGAGTTTATTGCTAGTTGCTTTGATAGATTTCGGGAGTTATATGGTATGAGGCTTATGAATGTGATGGAAGCGATGTTTCGCGAGGCTGAGGAAGGAAGTGTACCAGCTGGTAGGTTGATTCTGGAGCATTATGGTAAATTAAATACTCAGATTAATATTAAGATTGATTCACCATTTGAGAAATACTTAAAAAGCGAGCAGTTAGCAGATGCTGAAATTGTTGAGGACGATGCGATGCAGATTGGCCAGAGCATTGAGCGTAGTGTTGAGTTACCACCTAGGAATCCGAAAAACGACAACCCTAACAAGGTAGTAGCGGTGCAGAATAAGGCTCTAAAAACAGCGATTTCCCGCGCGGGCGCAAGCGCCAAAAGTAACTCTAGCCAGAACGAGCGCTACGCGCTACGTAAGCGAGCTGAGGTTGTAGGACTTGAGCCATTACCTCCCGGAAGACCAGACCCACACAAAAGAAAGCTCTGGATGCGGAAACTAGAAAAGCTGGAGCGTAAGATGGATATACGTTGAGTACTCTATTCGCTTATTTCCAGATTACTTTAATAACCACGTTCGCAGATGAGGCTTGGAATTGCGCTAATCCTAGGCCGTTTCCTAGAAAAAAGTACGAAATATGCCAGTGGTACGAGCACGACTTTAAATATTATAAAGGCTCATGGTATTTAAGACCTAGAGATATGCATGATAATTATTTTGAGGCTTACGTGCGCAAAAAGTACTGGATTAAGAAAGGTTACGATAATAGTAAGATAAGATTAAGAGAATAAAAAAAAAGGCCTTAAAAAGGCCGGTTTTAGAATAATTTTGTTTGTACTTGAGGTTTATAGCTAGCGTCGTATCTTTTGTTTTTACCTTTAGGGTAAGGTTTTATTTCATATTTTAAACTTTTTAACATTTCTTTTTTCTGCTTTCTAGTTCCAATGAAATATACATATCTATTTTTTGGTATTCTTTCTGCTTGATATAAATCATCGCCATATTTTTCCTTAAGTTTTTTTATCCTATCTTTCTCGTAAGAAAATTCGTCCATCAGCGTTCTACTATGAATATGCTCTTTACCTTTAACCTTCCAATCTAATTGAGTGTGAGATTCTCCAGTAAATAGCCAATTAGTAGCTTGATAGATATATCCAACATGGCCTACGTTTTTATCAGCATAGCTAACTAGTATTTTTGGCTTTGGAATTAGTGTAAATGTTTTCGATACAAAATGACTTAAAACATTTTTATCTAATCCCTCGTTTACACATAATCTGTTTAGCTCGTATACGATATCCTCATATTTTAATCCACAAAAACCTCGCCTCATTGTTGATGGTAGAGCATTTCCATAAGTGCAGACACCGACCAATTCATTATGTTTAAACAATCCAAAAGAATAAGAGATAGACACAAGTCTTTTTAAATAATGTTTATGCAACAACCACTCATCGGTCTCTTTGGAATCTATTGATTCTACCTTGTATTTATCTTTTATATTCATTCCCTACGAATCTCGCTTGGCAATCATATCACCTCTTCCATCCGCTAAATCTATAATATTATTTAGATTTATTGTTAAGTCTGGCATCTGATGTTTGGTTGAAGGGTTGGGATACCTTCTTACTTTTATCCCATCTCTAGTCCCCACTACTCTCATCCATGATTCAGTAGGAATCTTAGCTGGGAATTTCTCATGGTCTGCGACTTGTATCTTAATATACATCCCAGTAGAAACCTCACTAGACTTGTACTTATTTGGCTTGAGCCTTGTTAGATTATTTATCATTTTACTCACCCCCTTTAGTTTGGATTGATTCTACGTCTTGCATTGGTACACAAATCCGCAAGCCAGCATGATTGTATTCTAAGACATCATCATCTTGAAATCTTGGACCATATGAAGATTTATAAACTGGATTCATTTTTATAGAGCTAGCAGTACGTCTAGTTCCATCATGAAAGTTAATAAGATACCAATTCATTTTATTGCCCCCCTTTGATTACTTTTAAAGCAGATTCTAATCCAGAAATTTGTCCTTCCCAATATCGTTTTTGTGGAGTCCAATCGTGGCCAGACCTTTGATTGTCGGTATATTGTTCTTGCATTTTGACATTATCTAGGCTATTTTTTGCCTCACTGATAAATACTTCTAATATCTTCTCTGCCGTACTATAAATATGCTTATTTAATAATAAATATTCTATTAGGAATTTCATTTTATTGCCCTCCCTTAATTAAGTTAGATACTATAACTACATATCCCGCTATACTCATCCATAATGAAACCATCTTGACCATCTGAAAATAACAATTAATATTTATTTTATTTTTTGAGCCCATTTTTATTTCCCTTTATGTTTTTTTTAATTACGCAGTAATTTATCGTACTTTCTATATTAGATGCAAGAAAAAAGATTATAAATATATCATATTACACGAGAAAAAAAGTATTATCTTTATTATCAATTAAAAAATAGTAGGATATTTGTTTAAATAATTATTATTATAGAGCATGGCAACGACTATCGACTATAGAGTAAAATTTGGATATAATCCTAAAGAAAACAAAGAGCCGTTATCTATAGCTAGGATGATAACTACAGATACAACTAATTATATCGAGTATTGTAATTCAGCTCATGGATGGATATTGAATCCAGATAAGGCGAGTATGTTTTTTGGTTCAGTAGATAATGGTTATGGGTCACCCCCAGATGGAGAGGTTATGCCTCAAAAATTTATAGATGGGTGGGTTGACATATGGTCTAAAAATTGGACTAAGGATAGTTTAAAATAGAGTTCCATCCCGGAGGCCGAGATTCATTGGCCCATAAAGTTATGAGCTTTTCTTTTAAAACCTTTTTACGTTCTGGCGATGTATCTAATTCTCGATACTCTTCATACCATTTATGGGAAAAGTTATCTTTAGCTCTTTGTGATGCTTTTGTGTTAAACTGAAACTCTACATATCTACCATCTGGCGCTCTCATATTAACATTAAGCCCACGATACATATCTCCATCCCAGTAATTTTTAACCTTACTTACCTCGTAACCATCAGCAGTTAAGCCTTTTATAATTTCATCATATTGAGATACGTATGCCGTCTCATCTAATAAAAAAGTATATCTATTTAAATCACCCAAGTCATCACGCAACATTTGCTGGTAGCTAATTTGTTCTTCAACTGACTCAGTTAATATTTTACGCATAGCAGAACTCTTGCCTTTTAATCTATAATCTAACCCATGCAAGCTAGCTTTATTTTCCCTTGCTAGCTTTTTGCAACTAGCCGTTAAAGATTGTTCTAAGGTTTGAGCCATAGATAAAAATTTATTACTAAGATAATCAGCCTCTTGGCGAGTAATATTTTTATGAGCAATTTTAGGTGTCTGAGTACCAACTATATCAACACGTTCTGGCAATCTTCCAGCCGGAACTAAAACGCAATAGCAGTGACCTTTACATACAGACCAACCAGAACCCGGTAATCCCTCACGCTCCCACTCAAGCCAAGTCTTTATAGCGCCTTGACGGGCATCGCAATCTTGACATATCTTATGGCCTCCAACCGTAGTCCATTGATATAATTCTCTATCTGGCGGAAACTTATTTAATTGACCTAATCTACCAGATTGGTTTATTTGCTCCACAATACCCTCTTTTACAGAGTTTCTGTATTGACCTATAATTCTACCCCCAGTAGCCATATCATCGCCTATTAGGCTACCTATAACCTCTCTAGATACACCAGCAGAACGCAACCTAGCAACCTCTTTAGTAATATTAGCTCCAAATATCTCAGCATCTATAGTTAGTCTATTTAAAATATTTTGAACTAAATCTTCTACAGCGTCATTTGACCCAGAGGCTAAAGAATCTAATATTCCAGCTAAGTCATCGCCGTAAAATGCTAGTAACTCTTTTTCTAAATTATCTGCCACCGCGAATCCTTTGTCTAGTGATACCTCTAAACGCGCTACCTATAATGTTACGTACTTGCTGTTTCATTTTCTTAGCCTCTTTACCATTACCCGTAAAATCTTTAGGTATACCAAACCATTTTCTAGCTGGCACTCGTTTATTTGGAAATGCTGATTTACTACTTGTCACATAACCCTCATTATGCAAAGCTCCATAATGTATGGATTTTTTCTTGCCAGTCATTTTAATAGTTACTTTCAATTTACTATTTTTGACTTGAGTTTTTCTTAGTTTACCAGAACGTATCAATGGCCTATTATCAAAACCTTTTCTAGCACGCTCTGGGATTGTAGAATCTGGCGACAATTCCTTAAAGGGTTTGTCGTCTAAGTCTTTTCCGCTTTCAATATTTTTCTGGATTTTAAGATTAACGCTATTTCCGAAAGTACGTAAAACTTTATCCGTAGCAGTGTGTAATGTCTTTATAATCTTGTCATAAGGTCCGGGCATTAATCCTCCATTAGTTCTTTACCAAACTCTTCACCTAAATCGTATGCTTTTTGAAAAGATTTTAAATGTTTAGCAAAGTTTAATTCTAGCATAGTCTTAGCATATTCTACTGGGTCTTCAACAATAATGTTAGGGTCCACTTGCGGAATAAATATTTCTATATCATTAAGCTGTCGGAGTTTCTTGACGTAGTCTATCAAAGATTGTCCGCGGAGCTGTTTCTTGTCCTTCAGTTTCTTCGGTTTCTTCGGTTCTAGTGCCATTTATTTCCTCGTTTTCATCTATTATAGATTGCGCCTCATCCAGAGATAAATCTTTATTAGTAGATTGTAATAATTTAGCTTTTGTAGTTAAGTCGTTTTCTAGCTCCCAAGTCTTCATCATAATATCATCTTGAGTAGACTTAGGGTATTCGGGCTCATTAAAATTAATAGTAAAATTGTCTGGCAGATTAATATTGTATAAAGATGCTAGCTGTCTTTCAATTATAAAAAAGTCACTCTCGTACTTTCTAAACAATTCTATATCATCTTGATAATCCTCAAATCTTTCGAGGTCCTTAATTTTTAGTGCGATGCCCGAGGTCGGTCTATCTGACGATGTCTCTGCAAACGATACAGATAGATGATTGTTCTGGGCGCATAAATCTAACATATTTTTAATTAAGTCTATAGCATCCCTAACATTAGCCTCTGGAGATAATATCTCGTACTTAGCGCCTTCTGGCAATACTAATAGTTCATCAGAACCAGCACGCTGAATATTATCATCAGAGTAAAGTCCAGTAACAGCATGCTGGCCAAACATAGAAAATCTAAGACCTAAATTAGCCTCAGTAAGCAGTATATTTACCAGCTCATTTGCAGATACTATATCATAAGCACCACATACAAAAAAGTCATCTACTTGAGGCTCTCTATGAGTAAAAACGAAGGGTAAAAAGCCATAATTATGAGCGTGCTCTTCGATTATTTTACCCTCAGAGTCTAGTATAGCTTGAATTTCTGAATCCCAATAGGTATATAAAATAGGCGAATCATAAGACATGTCGGCAGAGCTACCGACTACCGGATAGACCACAGCGACCGGGTTCATAAAATCGTCTTCAAATATAGGGTCAAAATAATAAACTGGCTCATAACTATAAGATAATTTATTTGATAATCCCGTACTTTCTTCGTTCATATCAATTTTAACAGCTATTGTGCCAACCAGTCTAGTCATCTTTTCTATATGCTTAAATGAAGCATTTTTATTGATGGTCATATTAGAGTAAGTATCGTTAACGCTACGAGTAGCTCCAAGAGTATATATGCGAGCCATTCTATCTATAAATTTCCTAGTAAAATTAAAGCACGCTGGCGGTATTTCTTTAAAGGCGTCTAAATTAAATCTATGCGCTATATATTGAGCTGTATTTTCACCGCCATAAAAATCTATATATTTCTCTATCATTCTACGACGCTGTAAAGAATTTTCATGCTTTAAACCTAAAACACTCTTTTTAATAATCTCTTGAGCTGTCTCTATCATGCTGTTAATTTCCTTATTTTAAATTGTTTAATTGGGAATCTGTTAACGAAAAAATACCTCAATGCATCCATACCATGGTCGCATCTACCATCTTTTAATGGGTCGTCATGCAAAGTCTTCCCATCCTTCCATTCTGGGTACCTATAACCTAAGAAGTCTTCTACAATTCCCGTACATTTTTTATGTACATGAATGCGCCTAGTATTGTCGGCGCTATTAATAAAGCCTCTCACGTGTGATATTCCAGACGATATGCTCCGAGAAACTTTATCTCTAATAGTAAACATTCTATGGCCAGATTTTCTATAAAAACTCTCAGCATCACCCATACCTATAGAGCTTTGAACTTGATATCCAGCCGGGTCGCCATAATATCTAGCCACCCTATAAGGTTTACTCATAATTATATTTATTAGTTTTTCGGTCTTAATGTTGGTCTCGTGGATAAATTCATCAATAATATTTATATGATGTTGGTCATTTATTTTATAGGTCTGAAACCATAATACTGCTGGCATTCTATAACCCCAGTCAATAGAGCAGTAAGTAGGTAAATGTGGATTGTATCCAAAATCACCCACGTCCTTATTTTCATCAAAATCGTAAACTCTACCACTAAGACTAGTAAATTTAGCTCCATACTCTTGGTCGAATATTTCCTTTGCAACGCTAGATTGGGCCTCTAAAATATCATCGTCTTGGTCAGCTTTAGGGAACGCGTGATTATTTTCCCAGCTAGGAGAATTAAAAGAATACCAATTTTTTTTATCTTTGCCACGTAAATATAAATCATAAAAATAATTATAACCAGATGGGGTAGATACAAATATAGCTCTACCTTTTCTATCTGAAAGAGTGGGGCGTATGTAGGATTCCCAAATTTTGGGATTTATTTTGGATGCCTCGTCTAATATTACAAGGTCTAAACCTTCACCAATTAGAGAGTCTGGATGGTCGGCGGACTTGCCGTACACACTGGAACCCCACTCAAATTCTATATATTGTTCTTTGCTAGATTTTCTAATTGTAGCTAGATTTTGTTTAATAACCATATCCTCGTATATTATTCTAAATATCTTTTCGCTAGTCCCATAATTGGGCGCTACAACCCACACACGCTTATCACGCTGAGAGAGTACTATTTCAGCCTCCCTAGCAGAAGAAAAAGATTTACCCCAACGTCTACCACAGCAAGCGACCATAAACCTCGTACCTTCTGGATTTTCATTATAGTCATATTCCCCTTTAGGCGGATAGTGCATTTTATATTGACCAGAATGAGGTGTATATTCGATAAAGCTAAACCACTTATCTTTATATTCCTTCAAATTCATTAAAAAAATCCAATATTTAATGTTTTATATTAATAAAATTTTAGTTAATATAACATAACTAATTTTAGGAGATTTTAAGCAGATGGCTACAGAAAATGACGTATCAGTAGATACAAATAACTCCCCAGACCAGTCGGTCGACACGCCTAATCAGAACGAGTCGCGTGATTATAAAAAGTCCTATGCAGACGAAGTAGAGAATGCAAAAAAACTGCGCAAAAGAGCGCAAGAAGCTGAATCTAGGATAGCGGAATATGAAGCAAAAACAAAAAATGCGAAAGAAAAAAAGTTAAAAGAAGAAGGAAAATTCCAAGAGCTTTTAACGGAAAAAGAAACGCAGATTGCTAACATGCAAGCTAAATACGATGAAGCTAATTTAATTATTTCTAGTGAGAAAGAGACGATTTTGCAATCTTTTCCAGAAGAAGATAGGGCGGACTTTGAGAGTTTGAATCTTACACAACTAAGAAAGATTCAGAATAAATTGAAAGCTCAAAGGTCTGACAATCCACTTAGGCCAAAAAGTACGATAAAGAATCCCATTTCAAATAAAAAATATAATGAAATGAATGATGCTGAAAGACGTGAATGGCACAAGAACGCGATTGGCAAATCCTTTGAGTAGCTAACGCTCGACTCAGCTCCTAAGCTGACAAGGGCATAAATACAGATTAGGAGAAAATAAATGTTAAATTTATTAAATAACATCCAAGGCTGGGTACAATCTGGGCCTATGGGTAATGACTTACAAATCGCAAATGCTAAAGTAATCACTGGTGGATTAAATGAAGCCGGCACAACCTCGCACAATGTTTTTGTCCCAGAAGTATGGGCACCAGCTGTAGAGGTTGCATTTAAAGATAAGTTAGTTTTTGCAAACTACGCAAATGACCTTTCGGCGTTTGTATCTGAGGGTGCTGATAAAATTCACATCCCTACATTTGATACCATAGCTACTGGCGACAAGACCGTAGAAAGTGCAATTTCTTATGGTACTGATGCTACTGCTATGACAGAAGAAACGTTAACAATAGACCAGCATACATATAGTGCTACTCTAATTGAAGACGTTTTACAAGTTCAATCCAATTATGACCTTATGAATATCTACTCTCAAGAAATGGGATATGCATTAGCTAATAAAATTGATGAGTACTTAGAGTCAAAGTTATTAGCATCATGCCAAAGCGCATCTGGTAAAATTAATGGTATTGTAACTGGTGCTGACCTTAAAACAGCAAGTAATGCAGATTTTGAGTTAATCTTAAATAATGTGTTATCTCAAGACCAAGACGTTAGTAATTGGACTTTAATTGTTAGTCCAACAGCCTATGCTGGATTATCTGCTCTTGTACAGCTATCTTATGGAACAGCATCTGCTCCATTAGGTGCTGGGTTTGGTACAACCGGACAAATTGCTACGGTATTTGGTATGCCGATTGTAATGTCTGCGAATGTTACTACAGCTACAACCAACATGGATAATGCTGGCGGTGAAACTGATAACTTTACTCCGATAGGATATTGTGTTCATAAAACAGCTATGCAAATCGCATACAGCCAAGGCGTAAGAATGCAAGCTGATTACGATATCGACTACCTAGGAACTAAAATGGTAGCGGATATGGTATATGGATGTAATATTAGAAATTCTGCGACTACTGGTCAAAGAAGAGTATTCATCCTAGGTGCTGAATAATCAATAAATCGTAAATAGTATGGGGGTCTTGTGGCCCCCATGCTACAACTGGAGAAATTATGATTACAATTAAGCATAAAGCTACAAGTGAAATCAAAGAATGTACGGAATTAGAGCATTTTATGATGATGGATTCAGATGACTGGGAAGTTATACAAGAGCCTAAAAGAGCTCGTAATGCTAAAGGTCAACTAAAAGCTGATGACCCAAAAACAAAAAAGAATGAGGCGTATGTTGATGGTGTAGGTCCTAAGCCTACAAAAAAATCTAGCGCTGTAGCTATTAAAAAATACTTAGACGCTAAAGGTATAGAGTACAATACAACTCATAAAACTAAAGCACAGCTTTTGGCTTTGATTGATGCCTAGATTTGGTAGAAAATCAAAAGCAGAATTATTAACGTGTCACAAAAAACTACAGCTAGTATTTTATGAAGTTATTAAACACGTGGATTGCTCAATACTCAAAGGCTATAGAGGCGAGAAAGAGCAAAACGAGGCATACGAAAAAGGCAACTCAAAGGTTAAATTCCCTCATGGTCGTCATAATAGTAAGCCTAGTCGTGCTCTTGACTGCATGGTGTATCCTATAGACTGGAAAGACCTAGAAAGACAAACATTATTTGCTGGATATGTTTTAGGCACTGCTGAACAGATGGGAATTAAACTTATCTGGGGTAATGACTGGGACAGAGACTTTGAAACTAAAGACACAAACTTTAGAGACTATCCACATTTTGAACTACATCCGGACGAGCTTGATGGTGTTTAGTAAACAAATATCATTAGGACAAGTACTTACTATAGTGACTATATCGTTTTCTTTATTTTTTGCGCTAGGTTCATCGCAAAATCGCATAGAATATTTAGAAAAAGACAATGAACAACAAAGTAATAAAATACTACAAAACGATAAGAATGTACGAGATTTACAGATAGAAGTTACAGAAATTAAAATTATTTTAAGTGACCGGTTTAACAGACTGGAAGACTTAATTATCGATAATTGATGAATGGTGGAAGACCAATTAAAAACAATAGGTACGGACCTCATAGGAAACTATGGGTGGCTTTTTGCGGTTGGCTTTTTAGCGATATTATTCCGGAGCACAATAGAAGGACTAACAGAGTCCTTTAAGGTTTTCTGGGGCAACTCTATAAACGTTGGAGATTGTATATATATATGGATAGAAGGGAAAAAATATGCTGGAAGGATAGTAAGGCTAGGTCTCTTTAAATGTTCGATAATAGTCTACAATGTGGACTTTAAAGATGGAGAGCCGTATATAAGTGGTGGAGAAGATTTAGAAATACAAAATGATAAGATAAAAGATTTTATAATGACTAGGCCAATGGAAAAAATAGATATAACTAATTTTAGGAAAAACGGCTATCAAAAATAACAAGGAGAAAATATGTTAGATTGGATTACAAATAATTGGGCTACAGCTTTAGCAATATTCTGGGGCCTAGAAAAAATAGTAAAAATGACTCCCATGAAATACGATGATATATTGTTAGATATTATTTGGGGTGGAATTAAAAAAGCAGTAGGTAAAGGTAAAAAGTAAACAATGGAACATCTCGTACATTTTCTTAAACACTTATTGGGTTTCTGCGGAGAACCACATCCCAGCTTAATGATGGGTGGTGCTGGTATATTTGGTTATTGTATATATTATATTAAAAACGCAACGAAAAGAAGTAAGAAGTAATGCCAAGAAAAAGCACATATTTAAGTTTTAATAAAGAGTATGACGTTAAAAATAAACATTCGCTCACCACGACGGAGCTGGGACCATCCTTCAAAGAAATGACTATAGGCAACGAATCCTCCAATATAGCAATAAGTAAGGACCAAGTTAGGATTGAAGATTTGGTGGTCCCAACTCTACACGCCGGACTTTTAAATATAGAAGACCCACTAACGAAAGGATTAGTAATTGATATAAATCAAACACTTTTTACTGGTTCTGACAAAGGTCTCAGTATTGATATGGATTTAGATTATACTATAGCCTCTGGTGATACTAGTGGAGTACAAGGTATTTCTGTAGGGATTGATTCAACGGGCGTATCAAATAGTGGGACAATTACAACCTCGGGGCTAACTATCACCAATACTGGCGCAACAGCCGGGACATCTACGGGTTATGGTGTGCGTGCAAAAGCGACGGGCTCAGATGTAAATTATGCAGTAGAGGCTTTAGGGCCATCAAATCAATTATATCTAGGAAATACTATAGGAGGATATGAGGCAGAGTATTCTTTGTTTAGCGTTAGAAATGATGGTCATTTAATAATATCAACTGCAACCGCTGGCTCTGATACTGCTCATATAACTTTAAGTGCAGAGGGTGACATTATACAAGATTCAAATAGTGGTAAATTTATAGCTAAAAAAGCTGGTACGGAATTTAGCGTGGCAAATAGTGCTTTTGCTGGGATGATTTTAGGTTATAAAATGATAGGTGAAAGTGGAGGACATGCTACTGAAGCGTTGACAACATCTTTTGCCGTTACCGATGCAGAGCATTTCGTTAAATTTGTAGCACCTCCATCCGGTGTCGTAGAAATAGAGGTCCAAATATATAGGAACTCATCTACAAGTAACAAATCGTTATATTTTGGATTATCAGATAATGCTACATATAACTCGCTTGGAAATTCCTATGAACATCTAGTCAACTATGCGGATGAAACTGATGATATAGTAATAACAGACAAATGGGTCGTAACCGGTTTAACCTCTGGAACTGCTTATCAGTACTGGTTAGGCGCTAAAACTAGCGGGACTACTTTGTGGCTACAATGGGGAGGAACTGGTAGTGGTAGATTTTGCGACTTTATAATGAAAGCGACTGCGTTACCGCATGCGACAACTGATTATGCGGAATATGATTAAGGAGAATTAATGGCAAAAACAGATTTAACTAATAAAACACCAAGAGAAACGTATAAGGATTTACTCCAGATAGGAACTGCTGGCAGTGGAACGGCGTCTGGTTTTGGTGGTGGAAGTTATGGTATATACGATGGTGCTGGGAATGCATCATGCATGGCTATGGGGAAAAACAATTTATTATTATCTCCAACCACCACAGATGGTTATATATTTCAAGTAACGGCTAATAATGGAGATAGAGTATTAAGATGTAATAGCTCTACTAACGAAGTTACAATTAGTCATAATAATCACCACGCGACATCACAGCTAGTGAATTTTTATACAAGTAATTGCGAACCATCAGCTACTGGGCATTTTCCTATGGGAAGAGATGGAAATTATAGCGTAAGCGAAACACATTTTGGAACAAGTACAGACCCAACATCTGCTATCGATATAAGTACCGTCACAGCATCAGCTAGATATGATTTAATTCAAACTTATTTTGTTGCTATGGGAGACATGCAGATTGACAAATGTGTAGCTCTAGCTATGACAGATAATGTGGCTGACGATACATGTGAGTTTCATTTAATGAAATACGACATGAGTGTATCTGCTGGCAGTAAAGGAGATTTATCTAATGGCTCAGTATTAGCGTATAGCTCTAATTTAACCATAAATTCGCAACAAATTGTATCTGACGAATTAACTCTTACTGGTGGTACTGGCTCTCAAGTTACAGCTGGGCAAGTTATTATAGGAGTTTTAAAAGTTAATTCTACTACTGGAGATTTTTATACAAACTTACAAGTACAATATCATTTAATATAAAAGGAACGGAAAATGGCAACTTATACCACATCTACAAGAAGGTCAACAGCAACTAAAAATAGGGCTCGAGTTCAGCTAATTTTAGAAGATTCGGAAAGAACTTTTTTTTCTGTCAATAAACCTATCACAAATAAAACTGACAAGACAATAGCTTTAGATAATACAGATGGGTTTTTAAAAATAGCAGAATTTCAAACAGAAGCAAAAGGCGATAACGTACTAGAGGCGCCAAAAGCATTATGTCTTTATAATACTGGACCGGTTCCTATAGAGGTGCAAATTGGTATGATGACTTGGGCGAATGCAAGTGAGAATGATGGCTCAACTGCTTATCAAACCATGATAATAAATCCCGGAGATTTTTATTATACGCCAACCGGAAGGACAATAAAGTACGACAATGCTACATCTGGGGCTAATGCTAACACTTTATCAGATGTATTACCATCCGACACGGACACAGCTACGGCTAGTTTAACTGGTACGGGCGCTGGACCATTTTATATAGATACTGGAGTAAATGTAAATGCTAGTGAGCCCGATACTGAGACTGATATAGTATTCCAAAGCACGGGAAAGTTTAGGCCGGGAGATATACTTGCTTTAGATTCTGGCGGTGGCACAGCAGTAGACGAATTTATACGAATAGTATCAGTAGATAGTGCAACTAATTGCACCGTAGAGAGAGGATATTTTGGCACTACAGCGCAGTCTTTAAGTAGCTCTACAGATGTATATTTTTATTTTCATAATCACTTGTACGATGTAGCAACAGAAGATGACAGCTCTACTCATATAAGAACTGATGCTAATGGTTCTTTTACAAGTAAAAACTTTTTTGGATACGGACGTTCAGCTGATGCAACACCGCAAGGACTAGTGCCGGGTTCTGTAGCTATTAAATTTTTTCCACCAGTACATAGAAAATTTGGACTATCAATTAACACAAATGACGATACTGGATTGACAGCTGGAACAACTTACGAATTTAGAGTAACGACAATAACTGGTACAACTGCCGACATCGCTGTAACTATAGACTCTAGTAATACTAGGTATGGCGGAGCTAATGGGTTGATACAAAAAATGAATACAGCTTTTAGAGGTTCTATAGCTACAGATTTCTTACAAGCGAGTATTTTAAACGGCGATATAGCAATAACAGATAGAAGAGGCCTCAAAGGAAATTCGGTTACTATGGTGGCACCCGCAGATGGCACAACTATATGGGGCGCCGGGAATATACCAGCTATAGCAAGTCACGAGGCGACCATGGTATCAGAACTGCCAATAGATACAATTATAGACGCAGAAACTGGTCAAACTCATAAAGATAGAACAATATACATGTTTGACGATGGTAAAGGAAATTTGCTAGGCGTAGGAAATGGCACTATAAATTATGATTCTGGAGAGATTTCTTTTACTGGACCTTACAGAGCTGAATTTGTAATATCTGCAAACTATAGCTCGGCACACTCTGGAAAAATGAATACTGCTAGCAACTATGTAAACATAATTCAAACTATAAGCGCCAGAAGCATAAATTCTAAAATAGATTCGGAGGTTAGGGTAATTGTATATACTTAAACGTAAAAAGTACGAGAAAACGCCTATTTTGAGCTTTTTATCATCTAAGTCTAGTAAAGATATTGTAGGACATATAAAAGCGCAGACGGGAATAAATATAAGAAAGAAGGTAATAAAAGATGGCAGTGACTAGTACCATAGAATATTGTACAGATAGAGATATGGCGGATGTGTATCCATCTATATCTGAGTTTGATTTAAAAAAGAGATTACTAGGATGGAATGAGGTTACGACTAATAAATATGCATGTCATAATTCTGGCTTAGTTACACAATTATTTAAAAATGGCGAAGACTTAGGCCCAGCTCAATCAGCTCACACTGATTTAAATGTAGAGGGTGAATGGTTTTATAATTCTGCTGAAGACGTCCTATATTATTTCTCGGCCACAAACCCTCAAAACTCTCTAGTAGAAAGTGGGGACGAATGGTCTGAAGTAAAAACTAGATATAGAAGGAAAGCCAGTAGAATGGTAGAGTCAATGCTGGATAGTAGGATGAGTAGAGAAATAATGAAAGATAGAGAAGGTAATTATCCAGAGTTTATAATTAGAGCTACAGCTCTAAAAGCCATAACATTATTGATGAAAGCAAACGACCCAACAAACGAGGTTATAGAATCTTTTGACGAAGAGTTTGACGAGATTATAGATGGTTATCGTTCTGGAGCTATTGTATTACCTACGTCGACGTCAGCGACTGCCAGTATGGGTCTTTTAAGAGAAGTGGGAACTATATCCGGGTCGCTGAGATTAGTAGAGGTAAGCGGAGAATATACGGGAATGGGATATGATATATTTAAAGTAATAGTTAGCACGGCCGGTGCTGTAGGAACTGCTAGGTTTTCAGTATACGCAAAAACAGATAATAATTTAAAATCGGA